ACTGTTCCAACGGCGCAACGGGCCGCGAAGTATGGGAAGCCGAGTTTGACAAGCTCGAAGCAGCTCGAAACCGGGCGAGAAAAAACAAATTCGAGGCAGACAAAGCCGAGCTCGATTTTGCGGAGCGGAAGAAAGAGCTAATGCTGACGAAAGATCATATCAAGATTCTGGCTGACTTCGGAACAAAGACGCGGCGAGCGATTGACTCAGCCGACTACATTCCGAAACCAGCGCAAATCAGATTGCTCAAAGAATTGGCCGCGATCAGGTCGGATGAATAATGGCCAGCGATAAAATAACGGTAACGGTAACCACGAAGCTGGAATGGAGAGAGTTCGAGCCAAACGGAGAAATCTGCGACATGTGCGGAGATCAAATATTACTATTCCCAGGCAAACGACTTTATTGCTTATTGTGGGTCACTGAATCTGACAAAACTGACTACGCTATGAATGTCAGGCTTTGTCATTCTTGCTAGATCGAATGAGCTTTATTGACCGTGAATTTGGTTGCCAGCCGCATACCAAATCAGATGAAACTTGGGCGTTGACGCTCACGCCGCGAACCAAACGCAAAACGAGCCTCTGGGCTGAAACCGTGCGCAGAATAGCCGCCGGTCAGTCTCCTCTCTCAACCGGAAACGACATTCCATACCGCCACGAAGTCGCTCCACACGCCGTCGAGCCGATGGACGCGGTAGATGATCCGTCCGTAAACACAATCGTTCTTTGGTGGGGCAGGAGGATGGGCAAAACCGAGGGTGTGTGTGGGAATGTGATTGGACGAACCATCACCGACAATCCCTGCAATATTCTGGACGCGTGGCCGGTTGAAGATTCGAGCGATCGCTACAGCCGTGACGTGATTGAGCCAATGATCGCGGCAACGCCCGAGCTGGACGCCGTGTTTGTCGAGAAAAAGTCAAGGGATAGCGGGCGGACGATCGACTACAAACGGTTCATTGGCGGCTCGCTTTATATCATTAACGCCGGGTCCAAGTCAAAGATGCGTGGCATGGCGGCGAGCGTGGTTCTGCTACATGAAGTTGACGCTTACCCGACTTCTTCCCAAGGCGAGGGCGACCCAATAGCGAAGGCTCTGGGCCGGTCGGAAGGTTTCGGAGATGCAATCAAGATCATTGAGAGCACCGGCACCTTCGCCGCGGACACTGACCCCATCAACGGCACCAAAATCTATCACTCGAACATTGAGATGTGGTTTGACCGGAGCGACCAGCGCAAATGGTTTTGTCCATGCCGAAGTTGCGGGGCCATGCATTGGCTCAAATGGGAGCAGATCAAGAAACTAGACCGGAAAAGTGGGCAGCTTCACTACTACGTCTGCCAGGACTGCGACGTTGACCACAACGAAGCACAGTGGCGCAAGATGGTCGCCAGCGGTACATGGAAGGCGACAGCGCCGTTCCTGAGCGGTATCCGCGGCTACTGGATCAATGGTTTCAATTCGCTCCTGCCTCGAGGCAAAGGTTTTCGGTCGAAGCTTCACCAATTCGCGGTCGAAGGCGAGCGGGCGCTGGCCGGGAAGCCAGAGGAGAAACAAGTCTGGATCAATGAAGTAAAGACCGAGCTGGTCAGCGTTTCAGAAGGTGAAGATCCGCCGGCGGTTCAGGCAATCTTGGACGGACGCGAAGATTACGCGACTGAGGAGCGGGTCGTTGTGCCGAAGGCCGGTCTCGTTGTGACGTCAATGACCGATCTTCACCCGAACCGACTAGAGGTTGAATGGCGAGCATGGGGCCGGAATGAGGAATCATGGGGACTCGGACATTTCGTTCTCTTCGGAGATACGAACCGAATGGAAGTCTGGGAAGAATGGTCGCGACATCTGCAAAAGTCTTTCGAGCATCAGTTGGGTGGGACCGCGCGGTTAAGTCTTGCGTTCATCGACGGCGGCTGGAACGCCGACCCAATCACTTCGATACTTCGTCATCTGCGCACTCACAATATGCCGGGCGTGAGCGGCAAGATTTTGGCCAGCAAAGGCGTCCCGCAATGGACTGCTGTAATTTTCAGGCAATGGGGCGGCATCAAGGACAATTTGCACGGTGTCCACATTGGCACATGGCGAGCGAAGTCGATCATCTACGAACGACTCAGGTGGTTCACCTCAACCGAGCGACCCAAAGACGGCTTTATTCACTTTGGAAAGAATTATTCGGATGAGTTTATTCGCCAAACTGTCTCCGAAAAGCCGATGTTCAAGATTATCAACGGGAAAGAAGTCGAGACATTCAAGAATCCAGAGAAAAACCGGAACGAAGCGCTGGATTTGTTAGTCGGAAACCTTGCTGCATTCAGGCGTAAGCGGTGGGATTTCGACCGAATCGAGAAAGAATTGACCGTTAATCCAGAGAAAAAGCAGGAGAAAAAGCCCGAGAAACGCGAGAGAAAACGTAGTTCATGGCTTGAATGGAAGCGATGAGGCCCAGAAAATCTCCGATTGCAGACCGTTAAAGGTCTAATACACTGCCTCACCCCAGAATGGCAGTTCCGACGCTCACTGAATTCCCTCAATCTTTTGTTGCGGGCGATACGATTCGCGTCTCGTTTTCCGATAGTCGCTATCCATCTTCGTTGTGGACGGCCAAGGTGTTGCTGCAGTCGCCTATCGCCGTCAAGTCTTTCACCGCCACGCCGGTAACGGGCGGGTCTTTCGCGGTTGTAATTCCAGCCACTGATTCCGCGCTTCTCCTGGGCCAATATCTGGTCGCATTCGTTTACACCGAAACGTCCAGTGGAGAACGAGTCACGGTCGAATGCGATTACACTTTGGTTTACGCCAATCCAGAGGTCGCTGGAGCGAAATCAATCGCTCGGCAAACGCTTGAGGCGATGGAAGCGGCATATCTGAAACTCGCCAGCGGTTCGCACATGACAGTCACTTTTGGAGGTCAATCGTTCACGAAACGGAATTTGAAAGAGTTCAACGACATGATCACGCAGCAACAGGCGGTCGTTGATGGCGAGGACGCTACGAAGTTCGGGCATAGAAAAATCTCTCGAATCGTTCATCCGATATGAAGCGCCGACCCAAACGAAAGAAAGGAAAGGCTTCGAGCGAGAGGCAATTCGATGGCGTAGGAAAAGGTCGGATAACCAGCACCTGGATATTATCTGGGCTGTCGGCGGATGCAGAGATCCGTCAGAACCTTTTCACTCTGCGGACACGCTGCCGCGATTTGGAGCGTAATAACGATTACGCTCGCGCCTTTGGCGAGGATGTAGAGTCCAACACTCTCGGAAGCGAAGGCGTCGTGCTGCAAATGAAAGTCACGGAGGAAGCCGACAGGATCATCTACAACGCGGATGAAAAACAGTTCATTATTGATTACGAGCAGTCCGTAAACGACCGCCGTAAACGGATTCGAGAAAGCTTGGGTCGCAGAGGGGTATCACAAGAGCGGCTGCTTGAGGCATATCCAGAACTCAAATTACTCCACCGCAACGGCAACAGAGCCGCCAAAGTTTTGAAGGGTCAGCCGGACGTTTTCGCTAACGACCAAATCGAAAAAGCCTGGAAACGCTTCGGATCAAAAGAAAATTTCTCTGTTAGCAGAGAACTTACCCGTCACGAAGGCGAACGACTTTGGCTGCGTTCAACCTGGAGAGACGGCGCATGTCTCATCCGAAAAGCTAAAGGATTCAAGAACGAGTTCAATTTCTCACTCCAATTTATAGACATCGACTGGTTAGACCTGAATTACAACACAATTCTCCCTAACGGCAACGAGGTGCGGATGGGGAAAGAATATAACGAATGGAAAGAGTGCATCGCATATTACATTATTGTCAGAACGCCGGGCGATTGGATGTGGAGTGTTGGGATCGCCGGTATGGGTAGCAGTCAGTCACGGTTCGCGCGTCAACGGATCGATTCATCTGAAATAATTCACGGCTACATGCGGGAAAGAATCGATCAGTCCCGCGAAATTCCGTGGATGGTGTCCGTCATTACTCGAATGCAGATGCTCGGGAAATATGAGGAGGCCGAGCTGGTCGCAAGTCTCCTTTCCGCTCGCAAAACCGGCACTTGGTATTCTGAACTTTTCAGCGACAAAGCAACGCTTGAGAAAGATTTTTCGATGACGGACAAGGGCGAGTTCGAGGAAGCGACTGAGCCCGGACAGGACACGATAGCTCCATTCGGATGGAAATATCAGGTGAATGATCCGAAGCATCCAAACACGAATGTCGAGCAGTTCAGAAAAGTCATGTTGCAAGGCCTCGCGGCCGGAATGCCGGGAGCGAGTTATCATCGCATCTCTCAAGATCCATCGGGTTTAAGTTTTTCCAACCTGCGCGGCATTGAACTCCAATCGCGGGAAAGCTGGAAAATGATCCAGCGTTTCATGGAGGACAATTTCCACAAACAGATTTTTGAACCATTTCTTGAAGCTGGCCTAATGAGCGGGGCGATTCCATTGCCGGTTTCGAAGTTCGATAAGTTCAACCGACCTTATTTCATCTTCCGCCGCTGGAAGGGAATCGATCCGATCAAGGAAGCCGAGGGGAACAAGGCGAATCTGCTTCTCGCCGGGACAACGCGAACAAAGATCGCCGCAGAGAGCGGCTATGATCTTGAAGAGATTATCGAGCAACTGATTTTGGAAGAGGATATGCTTGAAGCCGGTGGACTTGAAGCCTTGATGCTCAAAAACATCAGCGGTGAAAGACCCGTTACGGCAATTACGGCCCAAACTCCACAACCGGCCGGACAATCGAACGATGGCTGAAAACATTGATCCGTTTCCAGAAAAGCGCGACCCGACTCCAACAACCGAGCGGCAAAAAGAGGATATGCGCCAGCGCGAGCGTCGGCGTTTGAGCAAAGAGAAGGCTAAAAAAAGGCTTGCGGAACAGTCAGGGAGTGATTCACTTCCCTCGACTCCCCCCTGTTAGTGCAGCGTAAACTCAATCTCCAATCTGGTGAGAAATTCCCGGTTCAACATCGGGAATACAAGATCGACCGTCAGAAAATCGATCAGGAAAAGCGAACGGTAGAAATATTGTTTTCGACTGACGACCCAGCCGAGCGCTGGTTCGGGAATGAAATCTTAGACCACAGCCAAGGCGCTTGCGATCTGCGCAGGCTTAACGACGGCGGTGCGTTTCTTAAAGACCACGATCCATGCCAACAGATTGGCGTGCACGAAAACGCGTCCATCAGCATTGTTTCGATGGGCAGCAAGCAACGCGGCGAAGGCCGTGCGCTGGTTCGTTTCGCCCCGGCCTCAAATCCTCTGGCCGAACAGGAATATCAAGACATGCTGGCCGGGATCAGAACGAAAATCAGCGTCGGCTATGTGGCGCGTGAAATGAAGTTGATCGAGGAAGATGAGAACGGCAATGAAACGTGGCTCGTTACCAAATGGGAGCCGCTTGAAAACTCTCTCGTAGCCATACCGCTCGATCCGGCTTGTGCTGCTGGACGCGCCCTAGAGCACGAAGATCAATTCCCAATCAGCCTTGATCGGTCCCAAATAAATCTTGACAAATCACGAAAGCGCACGGAATCACCAACAATCCCCCTCAGAATTATGGCCACACCCACTACTGCCGAACCAACCGAGAAATCTCAAGCTGAACTCGACGCTGAAGAACGCGATCGAAAGCAATTTCTGAAAGAAGAGCGCGAAGCGGACCGACTTCGCCAGAAAGAGATTCGAGCGATCGCGAAACGCGGGACCAATGTGCCTGACGAAGTGGTCGAGAAAGCAAACGACGATGAAATGACGGTTGATGCTTTCCGCAAGCTCATCATGGAAAAGTATTGGGGCAACGCGACTCCGATCGAAACCCCGAACGGGAACGGTTCGGCCGATATTCGCGTTATCGGTGAACGTCCCAAGTTAAGCTTGGGCGCACAGTTCATTCGCTCCAAAGATTTCCAGGAACACGGGAACAAGGTCGGCACTCGCCGATCGATTGCGATTGACGCTGATTTCTCGGTCATCGGTATTCGCGGCAAAGTGGCCATGGCACAACGCGCTGGGTTTACGTCCAGTGATTTGGCGGCGATCAATATTGCTCCGCAGCAACAACTTGTCGCGCTTGGTGTTCAACGCCTGACGATCATGGATTTGATAGCACCGGGAACAACCTCGGCTGCGGCAATTCCTTATCCAAAGGAGAACAGTTATGGCACTATAGACGGCGCTGCGATCGTTGCAGGCGCACGGCCCTGGGCGAAAGGAACTGGGGAGCGTGGAGTCAAACCGAATTGGGAACCGGACCTGACGACAGATACCGCGAATGTGAAGAAGGTCGCCATTACCTCAAAAGTTCCAGATGAGTTCATGTCTGATTTCCCAGGGATGCAGAGTTACATCGACGAGCGAATGCCGTTCATGGTGGACATCGAAACCGAGATGCAATTCCTCTATGGCGACGGTCTCGGCAACAACATCAAGGGAATCACCAGCACGGCTGGCATTCAGACCCGCGCTTATGCAACCGCTTGGGCGGATACGACCTTCAAAGCCTTGACCGATATTCGCGTCCTAAGTTTCTTCGAGCCGGATGGATTCGCCTTCCACCCCTACGACTGGGAAGTGGCGAGATTAGAGAAAGATTTGAGCGGTCAATACCTGGCTGGCGGTCCCTATTACATTCCCTACGGGAACGGAGTTTTCATGCAGGTGGAAACTTTCTGGGGCAAACCGGTCGTGGTTTCAACCAGCGTGGCAGTCGGAAAACCGATCGCCGGTTGCTGGAAGCTGGGCGCTCAATACTTCGTCCGCGAAGGAATGCGGCTCGAAACCACCAACGCGAACGAGGACGATTTCAAACGCAACCTGATCTGCATTCGAGCTGAACACCGACTCGCACTTGCCGTCTATCGTCCACCTTGTTTCGTTGAAATAACGGGCGGCCCAGCTCGCACATAACCAATGTCTCCCCAAAACAACATGAAAAAAATCTTACTCATCGCCGCGATCTTCGCGATTCCATTTCTTGTCTCTGCGCAGGATTCAACTATCAAGTCGGTGCCGGTCTATGCCTTCGCAGGAGTTCCGTCAGCGGGGACCTCTGAGGTTGATACCTTGACAATCCAAACGAGCACAAGTGCCGGAACGTTCACGATCGCTATTGCGGGCGGGCGTACAACCGTGCCAATCACATGGTCGGCAACCAACACGACCCTCATCAATGCTGTGGATGCTGCTCTTGAGGCTATCCCGATCATTGGGGTCGGCGGCGTCACAACCGCTGCTGGAACGCTTACGGCGGGCATTGGCACAATCACCCTGACGTTTACAGGCAAAAACGCGAAGCGCGATATGCCCGCACTTAGCATCGGAACCAACCTTCTGACGGGCGGCACCGCTCCGACGTTGACCACGACTACACCCGGCGTTGATGCAACTTTCCGGGATGCGCCGACCGGAACACTGTTGGTGGATTCGGTTACGCCCGATCTTTACATCAACGACAGTTTGACCGCGGGTGCTCCTACCTGGACGAAGGTCAGTCCGTAAGGAAGTATGGTCGCGAAGCAAACCGTATATTTGACTGGCGACCGTTCCAAAGCGGTGGCGGAAGGAGATAAAGAGGCTCGCATTCTTCTCGTCCGTGAAGGCCACGAAATTGCTGACGCTTTAGTCAAACAATACGATGCTCACGACCTCGTAGTTGGATCATCCGCTAAGAAGTCGGCCAAGAAATAACCTCTATGCAGAGACGAATTGCGGTTCTATTCGCGGTAATAGCGATCGCGTGTCCTGCATTCGCGATCGACAACACTCCGGCCGACGGCGGCGGCACGATTGCCACTGGTGGGGTGTCGCAAACGGTTTTCGCCGCTAACCCCAACAGACGGTATCTTTTCATTCAGAATCATTCGGTTGAAACGCTCCAAATCAATTTCGGGGCAGCCGCTTCGGCCGGTAACACATCTTATTTCATTGTCGCTGGAGGAGCCTACGAAAGCCCCCCTAACTACGTGCCGACGACCTCCGTCACGATCATCGGAGCGACAACGGGAAGCGCATTCACCGCCAAACAAGGGGGATTCTAATTCCATGAAAATCATTTTCGTTTTACTGCTTCTCGCCACGTCTCCGGTTTTACAAGCAGAGGATGATCCGCCGGAGCCATCGCCAACGGTCGAGCCTTCGCCAACTCCCGAGCCACCGTCGGCGTGAGCCTGATAAGCGACGAAAGCGAGGAGGCTTTCCGCGAGCTGTGGGACGTACTCCCCTCTGAGATCCGGTTCAACGGCTTAGTCAGGCCATGTGTTTCGCATACGGTAAAAGAATCAAAACAGATGGAGATAGCCGGGTACAATTTCCGGCTGATTAGCCAGGTTGAGATTCTATCAAGCGATCTGGCCGAGTTCTCCAATATCGAGGAGCGGGTATCGAAAATGAACGTGCGCGAAGCGAGTGGTGACTTTGACGATGATCGCCCGAACACTGGCGATTGGGGCGAAGATTTCGTTTTTGTCCAGAAAGACTCACACGCCGATTCTGCCACGGTTACGCTTTATTTGGCGGCGCGAATGGCGAACTAATGGCCTTTCATTACGAGGTCGATATCAGTCAGTTCTCAGCCTTCACGAACGAGCTTTCGCGCATGAGCGGCACAAGCCAGCTCGCGGTGATGCTCCACGAGATTGAACGGATCTTGGCCGAGTGTGTTCGACTGACTACCCGCGAGAACGTCGATAAGATCAAGCGCAGCGTCGAGTTCAAGAATCGAACATTGCGTCCCAGCAAATCAGGTCCAGCGATAATCTACATCACTAAAAAAGGCGTGATCTGGTTCGCTGATGAGCCAGGGCCGGGAAATGAAGGCATCGCCGCGGGCAGAACATCGGATGGCAAAACCTTCCACCCGATGAGCGAACACTTTCACTATTCGGACTCACGCTGGAATCGCTTCCAAGGTTTTATGAGCCAGCTAGAGGCAAATCAGATAGTTGTGCGCGATGTGATCGGTCGAGCCGGTCAATCCTGGGTCCAATGCGGTCACGCTCTCGGGTTGGATGTTGAAGCGCCTGCTTATGTCAAAAACGCTCCAGGATTTAAAGGGCATTCTTATCTCAACGGCACTGGCTCACGCGGAGAAACTGCCAAGGGTATATTTGCCGAGATCAGAAACGAGTCGCCTATTTTGCTTGGGACATTGCCGGGGCATCGAATCTTACAGACGGCGGTCAATGGTCGAGCTGCAGCTTTCGAAATTCGGATGAGAAAAGGTGTATTTGATGATGTGAAAGAAAGAGCGAGACTCTACAAAGGAATTTTCGTAAGATGAAACCCGCCCCCCTTGAGGACATCGTGAATCCCGCGCGATCGATGATGCGAGCTTACGAACGCATTCTGCGCGTCGGTTGTGACAGCGTTTACCCGACTTTTAGCGATCAGACCAAATCGACGCCATACATTGAATTTCACGTTGGGTCGCTTGTCTGCGAGGGAGGCCGTCAGCCTTTCAAGGGCGCCAAGAACGGAATCTATGCCCGCTGGAAAGCGCAGATGATTACGAAGGTTGCCACGTCTCGCGGGATCAACTCGGACGAACACGACAAGCTCGTTGACCATGTGATTGCCAACTGGACTCAGTTTTGGGCGTGTTTCGGAGAAACATATCTGCCGCTCCACTCGATAGAGGATGCGAAGTTGGCGGGCTACGTTGTGAGCGTGCAGCAAGGCGACCAAGCATTGAACGATTTCACCGAACTTCGCCACGATCTTTTCATTTTCCTACGCGACAATGTTTTGACCGGATAAAACCGCTTGCAAACCGTAGGGCACGGTGAATTGTCCATCCAACCCCCTTAGAACATGCCATTAGTAGTTGACCCAACAGCCGGGACAGCGATAGATGCGCCAGCGAGTCAGAATCTCGTTTTTGGTGCATTCAAACTCACCTTCACGTTTCCCGCTGGAGGCACCTACGAATACATCGTTGAAGAGTTGACCTTCGAGCGGAAATACCGCGAGATCGAGACGATGAACGAGATCGGCGTCCCGAACAAGGTTGCCTACGTCAAGACTCGCCGGAAAGGGACATGCACTTTGCAGACAAAAGCGAACGACACGATTGTTCCTCCTGTCGGAAGCACGGCAGTTGTGCCTGAGATCGGCGGCGTATCCGGCGTAACTATTGTGGTCACAAGTGACGGGCAGGCTTACAACCACTCTGACGCGACCAAGATCAAGTTCGACATCTCCGAGGTGTTGAACTAGCGGCGCTCGCATCTATGAGCGCACCGGAACTAAAGATTGTTCCGATGGATGGGAATATCCCTGAACTGGTCAAGAATAGAGCCAGGGCAAGACGGGTAGAAAATTCTTGGCGGGAGCATTCCTTTATTTCCGCACTCGATGAAATCAATGGAGTAACGGTCAATCAGCTCACTCTTGAGCACATGCTAATTTTATTCAAGTTGCGCTCTCCGTTCGTTACCGGAGGAAAACGCGAGCCTGAGCATGTTGCACAGTTTTTGTGGATCATATCTCCGCAACATCATAGCGAGATGGGATGGGAAAATGATCGCACCCAGTATGTGACAGCATTGATTGCGCAATATCCTCCTGAAAAGTTCAGATTATTTTATCGAGCGATCGACCGATTTATTTGGGTGAAATCACTCATGGATTTACCCGGAGGAAAAGGGGCAGGCAGATCAGTCTCGGCTTCGTGGGTTGCAATGATCTGTCACCGAATTGCCGTTACCTACGGAACAGACCAGATGGGATTCAAGTTCAAATGGATCATGGAATCTCCCATTGCCATGATTTTACAGATGCTTAACTGCATTGCGGCGTCTGAAACAAACGCTCCCGCGTTCCATCCGTTACAGGACGCAATCACGCAACGCTACATCAGAACGCACTTAAACAATGGCTGACGCGGCAATAGTTTTTAGAGCTGAATCGGATACAAGCCAGATCCGTTCCGACATGCGGATTGCGCAGCAGGAGGTTGCGAATGCAACTGGCAGCATGGGCCGCTCGTTCGAGTACGTTTCAGGTCATCACGAAAACCTGTTGCGGAGCAGTCATCGCGTAGCGAGTTCCATGCGTGGATTAACCACGGAGTTATTGACTACCGGCAGTGCGGCCGATGCCGTTGGCTCGATCATGGAACGATTCGGCATGGCGACGAATCTGGGATTAGCGGCATTAGCAGGTCTTGAAATCGGAGGCGTCCTTACCAAGAAGCTTGCGAGCGCACAGGACGCTCTTGAAAAGTTCAGAGAGAAAATATCGGAGCTGCAATCAAACCCGCCGAAAGCTCTCTATGATTCATTCTCTGAAATTACTTCCAAAATCAAAGAGGCGACCAACTTACTTAAGGGGTTTGAACATCCCGGACTGTCGACGCAGATCCTTGAGTATTTGAAAGCTTTCGGAGGCGCAGGTGTCGGATTCTTTGGGGCGGGTCCCGGAGTGGAACGATCGACTTTAGGAGGAACAGCCAGGGGAATAATAGGGTCCGGCAGAGATGAAGCGGTTAGAGCGAAAGCTCGCGAGCTTGAGATTAGCCGAATGAGTGACGCGGACGCTGAACGAGCTAAAGCGTCAGATGAACTGGCTAAATCTTTGCACGAAGCAAACGGGCAAGTCCGTTTGATGATTCTGGCTCAGGAAAAATACAATGACACGATTGAGCAAATCACAGAGGACGAACAAGAGAAAAGGCAAAAGGCAGCGCAAAAAGTTAGAGATGATTTGACCGGACAGCTCGGAGGAATTCCAGACAAATTCTCTAACGAATACTCAATGCAGTCCACCTACGCCGCGCAACAGCTCCGAGAAGCGACAAAAGAGGATCAGGAAGCTAAAGATGCTATCCTGAAATACGGAGATTTTGAGGGCGCTGGACGCCACCGGCAACGCGCTGATGATATTCGAGGCGGGATTGGTTTTCTGTCGAATGACGACAAACTGATTGGCACACTGACTCGCTCGGAACAAATCCAGATGAAGATTGAGGAGAACACAAGGAACGGCTCGACGCCGAGAAACAGATAATGCCGATCTCTCAATTATACGCCGGTAATCCAGCCATCTACCTCGATGGCGTTGGCGCTGATTATGACGTGCCAGTCCAGCACGGTCCAACGAGATATTCGCGGCCGCAGTTCCCTTACACTCTAGCCGGTAACTGTCTTTTGGCTGAGCAGACGTTCCGGCAAAAGGTATCGTTGTGGCAGTCATCCAGTCCGGGCACTAATCTCGGTTTCTTCAGTCCGGGCGGGCAAGGTCCATTTTATTTGACCTATGAAACTCCACACCGAGATATAGGTGGAGGATTGGTTGAGTGGGATCGGCAGTCCGCAAGTATTCCCGCGCCGTTTGATCTGCCTATCGTGGTTGCCAAGTCCTTCCAATACGCTTGGGCCTACGTTCCGAGTCCGGGCGGCGCTATCGCCGATGCGACAATTAACAGTATATCCAGAGTTGTTAGGGGGCGTCAGAACTATTATTTTTTCCGAACCAAGGACGACATTCCTGCCAATTTTATTCCGCCCATTCCTGTCATCGCCATTTTTACTCTGAACAGTCTGCGGGGTTGGTCGGACTTCGGAACCGGGTTTCCGCAGGCGCTACTCAATGGAACTGCTGTTTACACCGACAACGCGCACACTGAGACGTTGGTTGCTTCGAGCATTGAGGAATACCAAGGCAACATGATTGTTGTTAAAAGATCCTACGCAAGCCAATGATTATTCAACCACCAGAGTCAGGAGAAGAGACGGAATTAGTGTGGCGTTACGTGCGCGAGTGCATCACGGTCATCAACGCTCTGCAAAACATGATCGTTCAGAGTCAGGACTTCACCGGAAAACTGGAAGTCGGAAGCGATCACTCCATATTGCACATCAAGAAACGAGAGGATAGATAATGGCCGATTACACAAGAGACAAAACTGCGGTAGTTCCATCCGCGAACGCAATCTATCTTTTGCCGGTTCAAGTGACTGTTGGCGTGGTTTCGTTCGGCAGTCTCGGCAACAACACGCAGGGACCGTCCACCAAAGGACAGCTTTATGCAGGCGAAGCGATCGACGCTGGTCAACCCGTCAGGCGAGACACGACTGATCCGAACAAATTGTTGCTCGTGGACGCTAACGCGGCAGATCCGGCCAACTCATGCGACGCGGTAGCGGTGAATAGTGCGGCGATTAATCAGCCAATTGATGCCATCACCGATGACCCCAATTTCACGCACGGCTATTCAACCGTCGCCGCTGGTCACATCGTAATTTGTTCGAGTAACAAAGGCGAAGTGTGCGAATCCGCAGGCAGAACAAGCGGATGGAAAACCACTGTAGTAATGGTTGGCTACTCGGCTACTCAAGCGGTTCTGAAAATCATTCATTCCTCAGTAGCAGTTCCGTAGAATCCAAGAGCCGCTGATGGGCTAAGGCTTGCACCAACGGCTCCCGTGGAACGAGGGGAACAACGCGAGGCTTAATTCGCTGTTGTAAATGCCAGTGTCAAGCGTAACCTTCGCTAAGTTCTCCCCCGAACGATGTTCACCCCTGCGCTCGACCTCATCATTGACGCGACAGACCGTCGTGCATTCGGGTTACTGGCGCTTGATGGAACGCGAGTAGTTCCTGCTTCGCTCAGAGCAAAACCGAGACTGATTCGAAACGACGGCGGGCAAGCGCGCGTCAGGCTTTGCACACGCAACCTGTCTGGCAACCGGCAGTATGACGACATTGATTTGTCTGGCGTCACGGTTCGCATGGCGATTAGCGATCCTGACCAAGTTCCAGCGACAGGAACGTTTCCGCTTGGGCCAGTCGCTCCGCAGACCAGCGGTTCATTGATTGTCGGAAAACGCTACATGATCCGCGCGTTCGTGAGCGGCGACAGTTTCGCGAATGTCGGGGCAAGCGCCAACGCTACCGGAAACGTTTTCGTGGCGACCGGGACGACGCCGACGACCTGGACACATTCGAGTTCGGTTCAGGAGTTGACCAGCGATATTGCGGTTGATGCTTCCTATTCCGATGTTCAGACGGCGCTGAACGCTACAGCGGGCATTACCGCACTTGGCGGCGTCACGGTTACAAAGCTGAAAGCTTGCGTTTACCGCGTCACTTTCTCAGGCGCTTTCGGAGCGCAAGCGGCAATCGAAGGTCCGGTTAATGCCGGGATGTCTCCGTTGTCGTTTGTTAACGTGTCCCGAGTTCAGGCAGGGACGGCCACGCTCCACGAAGTCCAGATCATTCGATTAGTCGCAAACCCATATTGTTTCGCAACGCTCGCAACTCCTCTTCCCGTAGCAGCGGCAGCGGTTACGGCCATTCAACCCGCAACAAGCGACTTCGGCGCGATCAAGCGTCTCTCAATCAATCCTCTGGCTTATGAAGGCATTATCCGGTTCACGCTCGACGGCAAGAAATGCCAATGGCCGTTCAACGCCAGCGCAATTCAGGCTCAGTCCGTTGTTGGTCCTCAGTATGATATTGTTCATTCGGCGGATCAGACTTGGGACTTCTACGCGAAAGATCCGGCGCAAGACATAGCTCTCACGGTTGACAGCGTAGCCGGTCTGCTGGTTCCGGTTGGCGTTTCGGGCCGAATCTCGCTAAACACGGTTGGATTGTTCGAGCGATTTGCAGGGACAACCGCAGATACGATCACGTTGACCCTGGAGGTTGAAGTCCAGTTCCCCGGTGAAGATCCGCAGACAGTTTACAACGGGCCGGTCGAGGATGCCCGAGACGTGATTGTTCAAGGCGATCTTGCGCCGGCGACAATGGCGGCAATTCAGTTCGTGGCGTCGAATGTCGCGGCGACTCCATACGTGTTCACCAACGCAATCACAGCTCTGCGCGGAGGCTCGTTCTCGCTGGAATCACTGGCAACGACCGGATTCGTCGCAGGCACGCGTTACGACATCATCATTGGCGGTAATCTGGAGAGCTGGATCTTCACGGCAGGCGCAGCCAACGTTGGTGATCCAACCGGCCAAGTTCAGCCTTTGGACAACGCAAATTTTCACTGGGCTAAGGGGGCGGGATATTAAAGCGGTTAGGAAAATCCCGCCTCACTTGGCTGTTCCAGTTCGGGACATTATTCTCGCTGCGATCATTCTTGCCGCGCTGTTCCTTTGCATTTTGGCCTTCGGTGTCAACGAACCAATCGTCCAGACAACAGACACGCATCAGGTTCAGAACTCAGTCAGCAATTTCAAAGCGGTTACGCTGACGCTAGGAGACGTGACGATTGACGATTCTCTTGGCATCCGCACAATCACCCTCGGCAGCACCAACGGCGCCAAGGTGGGCGCTACAGGCAATAAAATAGGGTTTCTGGGCGCAGCTCCGATTGTCCGTCCTGTCGGCACGACCGATCTTAGAACGGCGCTAATAAACCTTGGGCTGTATTCGAGCGGCGGGGCAACACCTTTGAACCTGAATGGAGGCGCGTTCTCGGCGGCAACTGGTGCTTTCAGCGGCAATGTGACCATCGGCGGAACTTTGGGCCTCACCGGAACGCTGAGTCTGAGCGGAAACGAAACGATCGGTGGAACGCTTGGCGTCACCGGTCTGAGCACGCTCGCCAGTCTGAGCGTTACAAATGGAACCACGCTCAACACTGCCACGATCAACGGCACGCTCGGAGTTACCGGAGTTTTCACGGGAACTACAGCCGTATTTTCGTCTGCGAAGGTCGGCAACGTTACCTTCGACACGTCAGCGGCGGGGAGCGGATCAACCGCTAAGTTCCCAACCGGAAGCTCGACCGCAGTTGTGCCAATTACTTCCGCTTCGCACCTTTTCCTAAGCAGCCTGAACGGTAGCGGTGTTTTTGGTGCGACACAGCCTACATTTGATGATCTTGCCAGTCACCCAACTACGCGAGCTGGATACGGAATTCTTGACGCAGAGGCGCAAGATGATGACTTGGATGCGATCGCGGCGCTTTCAACTCAGCCTTTCGGTAGAGGAATGCTAGAAAAGTCCTCCAAAACCGCAGAACAAACCTACCTCGGCCTTGCGATCGGCTCCAACATCGAGGCATGGAGCGCGAATCTCGACGGTTGGGCGACCAAAAGTCCATATTTAGGAACGGTAGCGGTCAGTTCGGGGAAAACGTTCTCTGTTACCGAGTCGATCGCGCTTACAGGTTCCACGGGGAACGCTGGACTGAATATCGGGGCTGGTGGCATCCTTGGTCCAAATGCTTTTACCTCTACTGCATTTGTGCCGCAGACAACGACCGTCAACGGACATCAGCTCAGCTCAAACGTTATAGTCACTCCGTCGGACCTTGGGTTGGTCGTGGGGAACCAGGTTGAAGCGTGGTCGCCCAATCTGGACGCATGGGCATTGAAAACGCCTTATGCAGGAGATTTGCACGTCACGACCGGCAAGATTTTTAACGTGGTCGTCAACTCCGGGGTCGGCGACATGAGCATTGTCGGGAACTCAGGTGCCAATCTGCAAATTGGGAATGGTGGCACACTTGGTGTGAACGCCTACACCTCGACTCCATTCGTTCAGACTGGCGTTAGCATCGCGACAGGTCCGCTTAGCGTAGGGCACAGTCTGCCAGCCAGCGGTACAATCGTCATTAGCCAGTCTGATATGGGTCTGACGATCGGAACCAACGTCGAGGCGCACAACGCCAAACTCACCGACATTTCAGCAAACAAAACCTTGCCAGCCGGAACCGTGACTTTGGCCGATACGACCAGCGCGCAGACCCTCACGAATAAGACGCTGACAAGTCCGATCGTTCAGACGCCGACCATCAACACGATCAACTCGGCCAGCGGTTCAGACTTGGCGTTGAATGCCATTGCCTCGGCGGCAACATCATCTGCTTTGGTAGGTCGAGCTACAACGATTCGAGCAAGTAATGCAGTGGCTGGAACATCCACGGTTGGCGCGGCCAACGGCGGATCAGTCACGATCACCGGTGGCGATGCAAAGAGATTGACCAGCGGTCACGGCAAAGGCGGCGACGTTATTGTTGCGCCCGGTCTCGGAACTTTGACAACGGGCGACACGTGCACTTCAACGGCAGATTGTATCGGTGGCAAGTTTATCGTCAACAGCAACACGTCCTCCCTGCCACCAAATGTGTCAGGATATTCCGTGGCTGGCGAAATTTGGAACTTCCAGCTTGGTATGCCGAACAACACCCCTGGTGGAATGGGGATAGACACTTTCGGCACCGGAAACACGATCGCTTTTGGCGTGTTTGATTTTCGGCGGGCCAATGGAACTGCCGCGAGTCCAACTGCTCTCAAATCTGGCGACTTGATCGGTGTCATCGGCGGCCTTGGATATGGCGCAACTGGCTATAGTGGAGGTCAAGCGCAAATCCGTTGGCTGGCGGCGGAGAATTGGAGTGACACAGCTCAAGGGGAATATTTTGATTTCTTGGCTACCCCGGCCGGGTCCGCGGGTGCGGCTGGGGTAAGGAACGTGGCCCGAATGACTGCGGACCAGTTTGTTGTGCGACCACCGGGCGGAAGCATTGCCTTTGACGGTACCTCACTCTTTTACTCCGGTGGAGTCAACGTGGGTGATGTGCTGACCGACCCCGGCAAAGGTTATATTTCCGTGCTGAACGGGCAGAAGTTTCCGACAGCTCTGGCTCGGTCTGGCAGCATTCCGAACAGCACAGTCTTTTGCGATTCGATCGCTAGTCCATGTGTCCTGACGTTCAAGGATTCAACCGGCACCTACCACGCGCTTTACTAAATGGACGCCGAATTTTTCTGCAACTTGGACGCGCAGTATTTCGCGCGAGGATTCAATTTCGCCGGTCTTTTCATGCCGGTTCTGACGGCCGGTGATGGACTTCCAAGCCGGTTCTATCTAGTTCGCAACAGTCCTTACGGGATAAGCCGGTTTCCATTCATCTTCGACGACAACAGCGGCAAATCAGGAGTGACGGCGACGGCTTCACTTTTGGCGACGATGACCAGGAACGATGGAACGAGCTATCTCTCGACGCTCTCAGGCCCGTTGTCACTCACGCTCATCCGAGACGGATTCAAAGGCATTCTTGATCTTGCGACAGCCGCGATCGCTTCGTTTCTAACTTCTGAAACTCGCGGTTGCGTTCTCTCGATTGATTTGACTGACGGCGACGGAAACATTCTCACGCCTTTTCGATCGGCGGTCACGTTGAGGCAAGCCACGCCGGGAGTTGGGACAAGTCCCTCCACTCCAATTCCCGGCACCGTGACGCTGCATAGCCTCACTGGATTTATTGGAGGAACTTCGGTGAATGTAGACGGGCAGGTTCAGACGGTCGGAAAGTCACTTGGAACGCTCTACCTCGGTGTTGTGAATGACGTTCTCTATACTTGGGAACTCCGAGCCGGCAGCGGTGATAGCGGAGACGACAACGATGCACCTCGCCAGATCAAGCCGACCGATTACAACGCTTCCACGAATGCGCGCGTGCTGATTCTGGTGAGTGGATGAGATGAAAAAACTGTTCCCCCTCCTTATTTTGGCAGCGGGTTTATTGAGTGCGTCAACTCCCACTCCAACACCCAAACCCGGATCGTTTGACATCAAGGTTAACGCAAATGGAGATGTGCTGCCTCCAAAGAACAACTCAAACCCGAACGGCATTGTCAATTTTGCAAGTGGAACGCTTTACCTTGCAGGTGTGCCTGTCGGCTCCGGCGGATCGGGTGGACTAACCGCGCCAAACCTGGCTGGAATAAACTCGATAACTTCCCCGCCGTATACTGGAGGACATACCGCAGACACGGCGATCACGTCGGAGGGCATATTATCGCTTCAGTCTTTTGATACAACAATCGGTGGCGCTCCAGGGCAACTGGGCAGCGATATTTGGATAAACCGTTTCAATCATCTGGCTATTGGTCAGGCAGTAGACACCGGCGGTTCCGCCCCGGCTAACGCGATGGTTTACTTCAATAGGGACACCGACAATGAGTTTGCGTTTCAAAATGATATTGTAGCTGAATCAGATTCCACCGGAGACCCGATTGTTTGGCAAACGATCCGAAAGCGGGGAACTTTTCATTTCGGTAGGCATGTTTTGTCCGGAGATGAAATTGGAGACTTTCTTTTTTCGGCCGCAGCGGCAACAGCGGCGACGCCAACCCCAACAGTAACACCGTGGCCGACTGGAACGCCTTGCCCTGTAGGAACGCCTGGAGCAACAGCTACTCCAACTTGCTGGCCGACATCTACTCCGATTCCAACGCCAATTATTACGGCCAACGCGGTAGCGTCCATTGCTAAAATAATTGTAAACGCGAGCGAGGATCAAATCACAGGGCATCATGGCTCGACTCTAAAGATTCAAACAGTTTCTAACGCGACAACCAGTTTGGCCGACCGATTTATAGCTGACGGAAACGGAACAACCACCATCGGGAATGCCACGACACTTGCCCTTAACGCAAACATTGTGGCCAACTTCAACGCCAGTGGAAGCATCTTGCTCGGACAGACCGGAACCGCTACCGGGAATTACATCAGCCTAACTAATGGCAACCCAGTCAAACTAATAGACCGAGCGTCCAGCAATGGAGCATCAATCGGCACATCGAATTTGACGGCTGACGTGACCGTGCAGGTTCCTCCGCGAAGTGGGCAAATAGAGCTTTCGGACTGGCTCATTAAGACGACCACATACACGGCTCTAAATGGCGACAAAATCCAAGCAGACACGGCAGCGACAGGGGCATTCACGATCACGCTTCCGGTTGCGCCGGCCGTGGGCAATGAAATCCTGATTCAAGATCCAACGTCAAACTGGACCACGGCAAATCTGACGATCGGCAGGAATGGACAGAAGATAAACGGCGCAACGTCTAACTTCACGGCAAACACAAGCGGGTTGAAACTGGCCTGCATTTATGTGAGCAGCGCCTACGGCTGGAGCGTAGTCAGCTACGGAACAAGCGGTGGTGGCGGCAGTGTAGCTTCCGACACGATCTGGAACGCCGCCGGAGACCTAGCTGTTGCCAGCGGTAATCATTCCGCAAGCGTTCTTCCGACTGGAACAAACGGACAAGTTTTGATGGTGGACACAACACTGCCTTCGAAAACGAGATGGACAACAGCGACCAGCGTGCCGGGGATTTTAGCCAAGGATGGCAATGGGAATATTTCGGTGAATAGCGCAGATCAGGGTTATGAAACAGCAGCCTTGAGCAGCGGAATACGGCAGTTAACTTCCGCGAACGCGCCCGTTCAAAATATTGTTTGCACCGGAGGACTAGTTCAGGTTCGACTGCCTGACGTGGCTACAATTCCGATCGGCAAAACGTTTACGATAATTAGCGACCCAACCTCAAACTCGACATTCACCGCTAGAGCTTTCAGCGGCGTTCCTACCCTCAGCTCAATAAACGTGGGATGTCAGGCGACATTTAGATCAACTGCTACGAGCGGGCAAGGAAGCTGGCTTGTAACGTATAATCCCCTTGTGGCAAGTTCAGGCACGACATTAACCATGAACGGGTTGGTCGGTTTTGTCGGGAATATATCTCTAACCGGTGCCGCAAACATCAATTTAGGAAGCGTTGATGGCACTTTAGGCTCCGCGGCGTTCACGGCGGCTTCTGCTTATTCTCCGCCTCTTACTTTTGGTCTGGGTTTAACGCGCAGTTCTAACAACGTGACCACAACAGGCGCAGTAGCAGACCTTGCCGGAATCAGTTTCGCCCAAAACGATATTCTTTACTGGGACGGAGCGCACTTGGTTAAACTTGGAATCGGAACAGCTGGCACGGTTCTTACAAGCCGCGGGGCGCTTTCATCTCCATATTGGTCGATACCTGGACCTGGAACAGGTAACATGGTCGGAGCGAACAACCTTGTCGAAGTAGCGAGTCCCGTGGACGCCAGAGCGAACATTGGAGTCGCTATTGGAGCTGACGTTCAAGCATACAGCACTAATCTCGACGAATGGTCTGACATTGCTCTTGCCGGTGGACATAGCGGAGCTGTTGCAGACTGGCTGACTGATCCGACAAGCGCAAAACTTGCAGCGGCTTTGACGGACGAAAACTGGATTGGCGGAGGAAAAGTTCTGTTCTCGCCTGGGTCAATCAATATCACTTCCGGCAAAACCGTGGCGTTCGATCACACGTCCACATTCGCAACGACAGATGCCCAGACATACACGTTTCCGACAACTTCTGCGACATTGGCTCGGACAGACGCCGCAAACACATTCACGGGCAACCAGACGATTGCAGGCGGGTCTGTGACGGGCCTGACGACATTTGGAATCAAAGACAGTGGCAATCCGACTTATGAACTGCGATTTGCGGCAACATCAAGTCCAACGCCTTCGGCCAATCGGACATTGACGCTAGACATGGCGAACGCAGACAAAACGCTAAGGCTCGTAAATAGTATTGCATTATCCAGTGACGGAACTGGCGTGCGACAACTTAATATTGGAGCTGGCGGCACGTTGGGGAGTGCGGCTTTTCAACCTGACTCGAGATATTTGCAGACGACCAACAATCTCTCCGAATACATCAGTTCAGCCGCTACAGTTCGCACAAACATCGGTCTTGAGATTGAGACTGACGTTCAGGCGTATAGCGGGAATTTGGATGCGTGGAGCGTATTTGGTCCGGGACCGGGAACTGAGGATTTCGTCAAGATTCCCAATCCCGGTAATTTTCGGAACTGGTTAGACAGCGATGACGGTTTCGCCGGGGTCGATTACACCGGGTCTGGGAAATTCGTTTTTGATACTTCGCCAATATTGGTCACGCCGAACCTTGGAACACCGAGCGCCGGTGTCGCCACCAACTTGACGGGCACGGCACTCGGCCTAACTGCCGGTAAATCCGGTATCCCCGTATCGAATCATGTTGTCAATTACACCAGCGTCTCAGGTGACGGAAACACGATTCTTTATCGACCATCAAGCGCGGATGCGGCCTGCACATTCACAATAGCGTCTAACGCGAGTGTTCCCTACATAAATGGCACGGCGATCACGTTTGTTGATTTGGATGACACTGATCTAACGATTTCCATTGCGAGCGACACACTAATAAAAATTGGCTCCGGTTCGACAGGAACTCGAACGCTTCACCAATACGGAACCGCAACCGCAATCAAGCTGAGTTCGACAACGTGGATTATCACCGGAAATAATCTCGATTAGACACTAACTATCAAATGAAATAGCTTCTACCCGCGTTCCTCCCCATGAAACGACAATTCTTTACCCTGCTCGCGTTCGTCTTAAGCTTCGCGGCGTTCGCTCCAATCTATTACCCGCCGTTAATAACGATTCCGGTCACGCCTGATGCTCCTGCAATCAGTGGCGGCATAGGCCGTCAAGACGCAATAGCAGTTCTCTCTGTAGACCACGGCAACCTAGACGACGCCGAAGATTTCAGCGCAACGGTTGGGTATCATTCGGCAACGCTGACCCAGGCCTGCCTCTTTACTTTGTCAGACTTTGCCAGTGGTCCATACATCAGCACGATTGTTGTTGATCTGGCCCAAGACACAACAGGTGGTTGGAGCGTGACATGGCCTGCGGCAGTAACTTCTGCTCCTTCAGTAAACCCTATTGCGAGTACGATCACACGCGTTTGGCTTGAGACAAGAGATGGAGGAACAACGGTCACAGCTCGCAGTGATTTTGCGACTGAGTTTACCGTAACCGACAAAAGTGCCAATTATACTTTCGCCGCATCAGACAGCCTGATACGGCATCCATCGGCCGACAACAATGCTCGGACATTCACGATAAATTCGAACGCGAACTTGGCTATACCGATCGGAAAAAGCATAACGATCGTGAACGAAATCAACGTTATCACAGTGGCGATAACCTCGGACACTTTAACTTTACAGGGAGCAAATAACACCGGCTCAGTTGACATCGCGGCGGGGAACACGGCAACAATCGTCAAGGTCGCGGCAACGAAATGGGTAATTACCGGGACCAGCGGCGTTACACACCATTGAAATACTTGCTCTCATTCCTATTTAGTCTGTGCCTCGGCCATGTCTGCTTAGCCGGTGGCGCTCAGTCCATGCTGATCAGCTATCCTGCTACGGCAGGAGCAACAGCCAGTCCAAGCCCAACTCCATCACCTTCGCCATCCCCAAGTCCGTCACCTACACCAAGTCCGACTCCAACACCAGCGGGTCCAATTCTAGTTCAGCAAAAGTTCGGTAGTTCAGCTTCTGGCACCTCAAAAACGGTTAGTTTTGATACTCCGATTACAAATGGGAACATGATTATAGCGGTGATAGCTTATCAAGACATCGGAGGACTCGGAACAAGCAATAGTATCGTATCTGTTGTTGCCGGAGGTGACGCGCTTGGACTAGGAACAAGTGCGGACGACGCCGGAACCTCGATCATCTCCAACGATATTTGGTATTTCGTAAATTCTGGAGCGGGCGTCACTTCTGTAACAATTACCCAAGAAAAGGTTACGCCGATGGCAATTACGATCATGGAATTTAGCGGCGTTCCATCGGATTGGGATAATGTTGATGCGCAGGCCAATTTTGGCGCTTTAGATAATACGCCGATTACGATTACTGTATCACCAACAGCCGCGTCAAATCTCGTTATAGCTTCCGCAGCCTTTACCGCGAACGACTATTCTTCGGGACCAACCGGAGGATTTACTCGCTCGGTTCACGGAGGAACCGGAACCGTCTGGCTTGAGCCAGCCTATCTGATTCAATCTTCCGCAGCGAACGCAACCGCAAGCTGGACTTTAACAGCCGGACTCAACTGGGATACTGCAATTGTAGTGTTCAATAGTCCATAACTAGAAAGACAAAACCAAAATGACAGCAAACAACCTACTCATCGATCTTAACGGAGCAAAAGACACAATCAACGCAGCACTCGAAGTGCTCAACAACGCAGCCGTCGATACTGAATACGAAGTGACTGAGCGCCAATGCGAGGCCATGACCTCGGCAGTCAGCGCAGTTTGTGACCCAATTACTTCTTGAAACGGCTTGCCCTACTTCTGTTCCTGGTCTGCCCATTTACTTCTTGGGCAGTGGGGCCAGTGCTTGTCCAGCACAACAGTAGCGCCACGACTTCTGTCGCAACTACCTTGTCTGTCGTCAGCGGGCATACCCTTGTTATCGGAATACGAGTTGGAGCAACAGGAACCCTTACCGCACTCAGTTCGAGTCCGTCTAATACCTGGGTGCAACTCGGGACTGTGAAGGTCGATCAAGACCCTTCAGGAGCGAACCATCTCTACGTTTATTACGTGTCCAGTTGTGCAAGTGGAATCACAACTGTAACTGCGACTGTAACAGGTGCTGCAAGTTGCCGAATGGCCATTGCGGAAGTTAGCGGCACGTACACGGCGGCGCCTATTGATGGATTTAATTCGAATGCTGGAGCTGGGCCAACTTTTACGAGCGGAAACTTCAACGCCTTGTTTGCAAATGAGTTAATCTTGGGATTCGTCGAGACCAGTAACGGCACCGCCGGAAGTTTGAACGCCGGAACCAACTTCACCTCGCAGGAAAACGTGGCGGGCAAGCTAATGCTTGAAATGTCAACACCGGCCCCTCCTGGCCAATACGCAGCAACCTTCACGTACAACACGGATTACTGGGCTGCGTTCGGCTTGGGCTTGACTTCGACGAACGCAACTCCAACGCCGTCTCCGTCTCCGACACCGAGTCCAAGTCCAACCGTAAGTCCAAGCCCGACAGTTTCACCCTCACCGACAGCGCCTCCGACGCCTACGCCGTGGAACGGGCCGAGCATAAGCTACCGCCAAACAATTTTCACCACAGACAGTGGAGTGACCACTCTGACTCTTAATGGTGTTCCAGCGCACTCTACACTGTTCTGCGTATGGTGGGAACGAAACAGGCTCGGACCTTCGTATGGTTTTTCCACAGTTACCGATGGTTACACGGCAGTAGCAGGGACGCCTCTTGCTGACGGACACGGCAACCGTTTATATGCCTATTATCTTACGGACACAGGCTCAAGTGCAACAGATCCAACAGTGACGATCACGTACACAGGGCCGCAACTGCTCGACCCGATATTCTACGCCTTGACCGGCTGCGATCTAACGACGCCGCTGGATTCGGCTATTGCGAGCAGCACAGGTGCCGGTATTGCGGCTTTTAGCGGGAACCTGACTACAACCAGGGATGGCGAACGGATCATTGGTATGTTCGGATTTAACGAAGGTCAGCCGACTGCCTTAAATCCGCTAGACACCTCTAAGTGGGAACTGCTTGACACGGTGCCTCCTCCAGTTGAATCGGGGACGTTTACAATCACGACTATCAATGCAGCGATGGTTGGAGCATACAAGCCTAGGGTTAATAATGCCAAGTTCGAATTGGTCGATTCAAACCAAACCTGGACCGCGCTTGCAATAGCTTTTAGAGGAATAGCCTCTGCTACACCAAGCCCGAGTCCAAGCCCGAGTCCAAGCCCGACACCAAGCCCATCACCAACGTCCACGCCTTCGCCTACTGCGGGTGCTACAGGCACGCCGAGCACTGGGCACTATGTGCGGACAGCAGCCTTCGGTGCAGCTAATGGCAATGACTGGAACAACGCTTGGTCAATGGCGAATTTGAACTCGAACTGGGCCAGTGTGACTGCTGGGGATATTGTTTGGATTGCCGGCGGTACTTATACGACTGGGATGCACGTCGATAAAAGCGGGGCAAGCGGAAATCCGATTGTGATTGAGAAAGCTACTGACGCCGGACACGGAACCGATACGGGTTGGAGCACATGCACTGGCTGTAACGCGCAGGCAATCATTGCTCCTGCAAACAGTTCTGCAATATCTTGGGACAATAACGTTACAGGCAGTTATGTCACTATTGATGGTGTAGTAACGAACGGGATAAAAGCTAAGTTTGATGACTTCGATGACTCTCACCATGGTGCGCTAGCATTTGGAGGAGGAGGTCAGACTAATGTTATGGTTCGTAACTGTGATCTGTCTGGGCCTGGAACCGGAACGTATCTTAACCCGGTAAATTTCCTTTATCATACTAATGGCGCCGTTATCGAAATGAATTGGGGGCCCTCGACGAGCAATATTACATTCAGTTATTGCGACATTCACAGCGCGGCGAACCTGTTTTATTCAGGACATAGCAATAACAACTTGATCTTTGAACACAATCGCTTCTTCGATAACATGTCGGCCAATCAAAATATCCATGCGAACATGATGTATAACGGGGACCAATGCAACACAGGCGGTTCTAACTGGATCATTAGGTATAACGACTTTTCGGGTTGGCAGATAGAAGGAATAGCAAACTACGACGTTGGTCTCAATGGGGCATTTTATATTTACGGGAACATCTTTCACGACGTTGCGAATCCATCAAGCGGGTCGAGTTCGGTTATTTGGCCGGGATGCGGTGCAACCGGCGATCAGTGTCCGTGTAGCCCACTCGGAGCACCGAGTGGTATCTTTTACATTTATAACAACACGTTTGTTGGAACTCCTGCAAATCCTTTGCATGTGACAAATGGTCAGGGACGATCAGTAGAGCTTAATCCCGGCTCGATCTCGAAAAATAATATTTTCTGGTATGCTGATTTCACGTCACCTGGGGTCGCTAACTCCAATTCTGATTACAATTTTTATCCAGGTTCCGTGACATCTGGTTGCGCAACTCCATGTCACAGCATAACCAGTGGTGCAAACCCATTCGTTGCCCCCGGAACAAATTTTCGGATCAAAACTAACGTTAGTTCGCTTTACCCCAAGAACAAAGGCGTTGCGATTACCAATGTAGCTGGTCAAACATATACGACCGATCCTGATGGATATCCGAGGCCAGATGTTCTGAGCGGATTGTGGGACATGGGCGCATACGAAGATCAAAATCCCGGCACTTCCCCAATTCAGTCTCCCTCTAAAACCCTCACTTTCCCGAAGCTCTGGCCATGAGAAGTGCGCTAATAGCCGGTATCATATTCTGTTTCTGCGGCAGTCTGTCTTTAGGTACAGGTATGGATCAACCTACCGGGATTCCGGTTGACAGGACTGGTGGGCCAACTATTGATCCTACTGCTAACGTTCTCGCCTTAGTTAAAGCGGAAGCTGTACGGCAAGACGGACTGAGAGAAGCTGCCGACAGGTTTAACACAGCCGAAATTGGTCACGTCAAGGAAATGATGACGTTGAGGGCCTCTCAGGAAGTCGCGCTTCGACAAGCGGACAAAAGTGAAAGCAGTTCAATTCGTCAGGTTGATCGAGAGGACGTGAATAAGACTGCCGCGGCAGCTCAAACCGCGATTGCCACCTTGGCAAAGCAGACGACTGATTTAGCTACTACGTTGCAGAAAACATTGGCTGATACCGCGATTGCGGTGGAATCGCGTCAATCGTCGTTTGCCACAGAAGTAAATAAACGCTTGAGCGCTCTAGAACTAGCCTCCTCTGAACGCATCGGCAAACAGCAGGTTTATGATCCACAAGCCGAACGGATCAATGCGTTAGTGGAAAAATTAGCTTCCGCGCAAGCAGTTGGCACCGGGAAAAGCGAAGGGTCAACTGCCACATTTGCGCTTCTGTGCGCGATCGCAGGGCTGATTTTGACCCTAATTATTATTGGAGCTTTTGTGTTCAGACAGAGCCATGCAAACGGCAAACTCTTGAAGCAACGTTGACGATGAATGAGGGGATTACCCAAAGACCCAAAGACGATTGGTTGCCTGTTCGTCGTGGTCGTTCTAGGGGTTGTTCTGGTCGTCATGTGGGGAACCAGGATGCAGAGCAGCGGCAAGCGCAAGGCAACCGTAATTACCATGCGCGCTGAAGCTACGGAGGCCGGAGTGACACTTGTTTGGAACGCTAACCCGGAACCGGACATTGCCGGGTATGTGCTTTATTACGGCACCGTCAGTCACACATACACCTCGAATATTCCAGTCGCAGCAACTTCACAGATGGTCACGGTCTCGCTCGGCCCAGGCACATACTTTTTTGCCGTGACAGCCAAAAACACCTTGGGGGTTGAAAGTGCGTACTCTGCCGAAGTATCTGCGCAAGTCTTGCCTCCTCCTACGGCTACACCAGGGCCAACTCCATTTCCTTCTCCAACCTCCCCACCAACGCCAGTTCCTACCTTTGTTGCAGCCGGCAGAGTGTTGAGCTGCACGACTGGAACAGGTGTTGCGGACGTGGTTGTAACCATATCTGGCTCGGTCACAGCTTCGACTTTGACTGATTCTACGGGCCATTATTCTTTCGATTTGGCTCAAGGTGGTAGTTACACGGTCACACCGACCCATGCCAATCTGCCCCCGGCTTCACCTGGGATAAACACAGTGGACGTTTTGGCAATTGTGAGAAATTATTTGCTTGGAAACCCTCTGGCCTGTCCTTCCGCTGGAGATGTCAATTTGGACGGTCGGATCGATACTGTTGATGTACTTGCCACACAAAAATTCATTCTGACCCAGCCAGGGACAGCCCATGTTGGGGAATTTATATTCAGTCCGGTCAGTGCACCTGCTGGGGCAAGTCAAGACTTTGTTGGTACTGTACCTGGCGATTGTCAGTAACAGGAACAAGGTGCGGTAATGGTGGGTCACGGTGCAAGCGGGTCCCTGCCAACAGGAACACCAGCTTACACCGAAAGGAACGCAGTGCGTATAAAGGAGCCGTCGCGTATGCTTTTCTCTGAATCTCGCCCGATGGTCGTTCTTTACCTAGGCTGGCCTGCTTTAACGTGGGCCATTCAGCGGAGTCTCCGTTTTACCAGAAACGTATTAAGCCAGCAGTCTGCAAACCCATTCTGGCTCCATCCCTTCATCCCCGAACCCGCCTGAAAACGATCTTCCGAGGACTACACGTATTCGCACCTTATGTCTTCAACGGCTTTTTTGGGAACGCCTTTGACATATCCGATGCACTCGAAAACGCCATAGTGCGCTTTTGGGTGAAGTTCAGACAGCCGCTTGGCTTCCGAGAAGGCAGAGGATAGCGAAACGTGAACGAAGGTCGGTTTTCTGGATCTTTCGATTAGACCCCCGTTCCATCTACGTTTCATGTTCACAACGAACCAGGGTCCGCTGCATTCATGTTGTCCTTGCTCAATTCTCATAAACAGAAAAGCCCGCTGGTGATCGTGGCACTCAGCAGGCTCCCAGGGGTTAAGCCCCAAAAATCTACATTCGCTCCACGATCGCGAACTGACCAAACCTACCAAATACAAAATGCCTTGCAAGTGAAAATTTTAGGTATAGTCTGGTCATCCGATGGCGTTACGCTTCCTCTTGGCCTCGGTCTTAAGCCTTTCTCTTTTTGGCTGCGATCCAGATTTGACAGATAAGCCTGTGCATCCTAGTCCTTTGCCAAATATCACACCTGCAAATGGACAACGGACGCCGAGGCCCACAAAGCCGCCTACCCCGGAGCCAATTAACACAACTCCGCTTCCATTTGAAACGCCTCCCAACCAATGAACAGCCACAGAACGGCAACAGGCCAATTCGCCGGGTGTTCCGGTCTGGCCGATATTGGCGGGCAGTTTAACTAAATCTACCCTTGGACGCGACCGACCAAAACCTAATTCCGAACAACTCGAAGGTGATTCACATCGTTGCAGCAACGGTCTGCGCTTCGGTGCTAATTGGGGTGATTTCAGAGGCTATCTGCGTCATATTTAAGATCCCGGACATGGGCGGGCCGGTCAGCGGCGGATTTACTCACACCGTGGATACCCTTGTAGGAGCCGCGATTGCAATGCTGATAAACACTCGCCCGCAGCAATCTCCTCCAACGCCTCCGGCTGACACAGCCGGCTTCAGCGTTTCTAATTCTCCAGCGGAGGTCACTGTTGTGAATCCTCCAAATGAGCCGGTGCCGGTGGCACCTCAACCAGAAAAACCATAACCATGCAAAATCTAGGCCTAGTATTACTCGTATTCGCGTTCGTGTGCTTCGTGATCGCCTGTTTCAACGCTGCTGCTCCATTCTGGAATAAACTCGTTGCGGCTGGACTCGCTTTCCTCGTCGCGGCTGAACTGTTCGGTGGGCTGGCCTCGCTCCATTACCTAGGACATTGACCCATGAAATTCCACGTCGAAACCTTCCAGGCGCTTGTGCCCTACGTGGCCCGACGAACATCTGTCGGTTTATGGCAGCAACCTACGATTCGGTTGAAAGATGACGAACGTGGCAAATGGTCGGTTCCTGTCAATTTTCCAAAAAGACGCCCGATTGAGATTTACTGCCCATATATTTAACCCATGAAAACACTCCGAAACATATTCTTTTACCTCTGCCTCTGCATCTGTCTATCCGCGGTGCTTACCAGCTGCGGCGGGTGCAAGAACACGGGCCAAATAACCCTGTCCAATGAAGCGAGTAAGTCGATTGTCCAGACGGCGAAGAAACTCAGCATCACCTCTGCGGCAACCTTCAAAACCTTTGTTCAGCTCGAGAAAGATCACCGGGACGCATACTGGGCAATTTCACATGATATTAAGCACAAGGCAGATTGGCTGCGAACGCCTGTCCCAGACCCTACGCAGGTGATACCGCCTGGCGGAGGTCCACCAATATTCGAGATACCGCGCGCAGAGGCTTATATTAAGACCCTAGATGCCGCTGTAGACGCTTTTGAAGCAAATGAGACACCGGAAGGCAGGGCAACCCTACAAGCGGCAATAGCGACCGTTCAGCTCGTTCTGGATGACGTGAAGAAACTTCAAGCCGAGGCACAATAAATTATGACCGCATCCTTACTTTTACAGGTTCTCCCTTTCCTGATCGACTACATCAAGTATCTTCAGTATCTGCCAGCGGGGATAGATACCGTGAAAAAGCTCGTTGCCCTCATCAAACAGATTATCGGCACGGTCAAACAAGGCGACGTGACGCCCGAAGAGTGGGCCAAGCACAAGGCGGAAGTCGAGAACTGGAAAAACGAATCGTGGTGGCAAGTTGAACCAGATCCAGTCGATCCTTCGCCAACCAAATGACATGGTTGGATTACATTTTCATCGCAACGTTGTTCGGCGTTGCGTTGATCTTTCCACGAACAACAAAGATAAATAGAAAGTTAAACACACTCCTTATGAAAGCAGACGAAGCGATTGCAGCTCTAACTCAAGCCAATGAAACCTTGGGCAATGTATCAACCGAAGTGACGAAGGTCGGCACAGAAACCCAAAAGCTCCTCGACATGATCGGCAACGTTCAAAACCAGGATTTGCCGCCAGCTTTGGCGGATCAGATCACGGCCATTGCAACGCAGGCCGGGGTCGTTAAGACTGGTGTCCAAGCAGTAGACGATTTGGTCCCAGACCAGCCGTGAGGTGAGCCGGAGAGAGGAGAACGGTCGCGCAATGCTTTGGTGGTGCGTGTTCGGCCTCTTTCTTTTTGGGCTTGTGCTCAGGAGTTGTTGTGGCCGATGAGCTTTCAAACTTATGTCTCTAACTACTGATCCCAACGATCCAGATTTGAATCAACCTACCGAAACAGGTCAAAACAAGAAGTACCTCGTTTTAAGCGAAGAGGAGCGAGCGAAGGGATTCGTGCGCCCGGTTCGGTACACGTATAAACATAAAACCTGCGGAACAACCACCGCAATGGGTCAAGCATTGGCAGAGACTTATGCCCGAGATCCAAAGTTCTACGGAGCGACATTTTGTATGAATTGCAAAACACATTTTCTGGTCAGTGAGTTTACTTGGCTGGATAGTCCCGATACCGTCGGCTCGTGAGCGAATGAGTTTCCTCGAATGGTGGGAACGACTGCTATTTGGTCAGCCTAAAGTTGTCATGGAAGTCACACCTCCACCGTCTGGCACAGGGGAAGTTGTGCATCGCGGCATGGCCAGTTCATTCGCAGATCCTGCCGATTTGATAGCCTACAAGCATTGCAAGGCTACGGGCAGAAGCGAGGAAGAGTGCCTGGCCGTCGGGGACAACTGCATTGGTGTATGGGACGACCCAACCGGGCAAGGAACTGGCCTATCCTGTGCCTTAATCCCCGAGGATATTCGTGAGCGATGGGGCACGTTGCGAAATGGCAAACATCGTCTGGTCCGCGTCAGTGCTAATGGCAAAACCATTGTTTGCGTTCTCAAGGATATCCTCGGGCATCACAAGGGTGTCGTGATCGACCTTAACCCTGATGCGTGTGCTGCTCTGGGCAAGTCTCCGGTTAACTTCATGAAGCCGTGTTCGTGGTCTTGGGCTTAGCATGGTCCATTCCAAAGTCTGACAATTCGTCAGATTAAATTTTCGTCATAATTCAGTTTGGCTCTTGCTTATCGCAACCGCTTGCGATAATTGAGAGACATGACCAAAGATATTCCGCTCGTAGTCACCACTCTTCACAAGGGCGTATTTTTCGGTTTCGGAAAACCGACGACTAATAAAACCATTCGCCTAACCAATGTGCAAATGTGTGTGTATTGGCACTCGGACGTTAAGGGAGTTTTAGGCTTGGCTTCAACTGGACCAAGTAAAAACTGCAAGATCGGGCCAGCCGTTCCAGCAATGACATTGCAAGACGTTACGGGCGTCATTGAAGCCTCAAAAGAGGCTCAGGCGGCCTGGGAATCAAAACCATGGGCATAAGCTCCGGCTACGGCTACGGCTACGGCTACGGCTCCAGCTCCGGCTACGGCTACGGCTCCAGCTCCGGCTACGGCTACGGCTCCGGCGACGGCTACGGCTACGGCTCCAGCTCCGGCTACGGCTCCGGCTACGGCTACGGCTCCAGCTCCAGCTCCAGCTCCAGCTCCAGCTCCGGCGACGGCTACGGCTACGGCTACGGCTCCGGCGACGGCTACGGCTCCGGCGACGGCTACGGCTCCGGCGACGGCTACGGCTCCGGCGAC